CCGTTGGCCGTGATCGTTCTTCTCTTCAACCCCCCGGCCGCGCTGGATACCCGCCGCGCGGCTTTTTCATTTCTGGAGGAATCATGAGTAAACAACTGCGCGAGCTCCAAGCTCGCAAGACGGCATTTGTCAAAGAAGCCCGTGCCCTGACGGACATCGCAGCCGAACAGCAGCGAGACCTAAACGAGGATGAGTCCCAGGTATTTGACTCACTCAAAGCCAAGATTGAGGCGGCCTCAGCGGCCATCGATCGAGAGGCAGCCCTGATTGCAGAGGAGGCGCACCTGGCCAGCGTCCAGGTGGCCACCAATCGACTGGCCATAGGCGAGACCCCCGTCATCACTGTCACCGACAACCTCGAAGCCGACCCCAAGCACGGCTTCAAGAGCGTGGGCGAGTTTCTGAAGACGGTTCGACAGGCGCAAAACCCCGGATCCAGCATCGACGAGCGACTGCTCGTGGGGTCTTCCCGCGGGGCCGCCGCACCTGCGACCTTTGGCGCTGAGGGCTCGGGTCAGGACGGCGGGTTCCTCGTGCCGCCGCAGTTCGCACAGGAGATCTTCCGCCTGTCGCTCGACGAGGATTCGCTGCTGCCGCTGACCGACAACGTGGAGATCACCGGCAACACCATGGCCTTCCCCAAGGACGAGACCACGCCCTGGGGAAGTAACGGCATCCGGGCTTACTGGCAGGGTGAAGCTGCTTCGGCCGTGACGACCAAACCCGTGCTGGGCTTGGCCACGTTGCGGCTGAAGAAGCTCATGGCGCTTGTGCCGGTCACGGACGAGCTGCTCGACGACACCAATGCCCTGTCGAGCTACTTGCCCGACAAGATCGCCACCTCGATCCGCTGGAAGTCCAACGAGTCCATCTTGTTTGGCTCTGGCTCGGGCGTGCCGGTGGGATGCATGAACGCCACCACCACCGTGACGGTAGCCAAGGAGTCGGGCCAGGCCACACAGACCCTGCAGCCCCAGAACCTGGCCAAGATGATCGCAAGGCTGCCGCCGGGTTCGTTTTCGCGGGCGGTTTGGATCGTCAACAACGATGTGCTGCCCGCCCTCTTCACGCTGACGCTGGGCAACTACCCGATCTATCTGCCTATTGGTGGCACCCCCAGTGGGATGCAGGCCTCACCGTACGGGACGCTCCTGGGGCGCCCGGTGTTTGTATCTCAGCACGCCAACACCTTCAGCTCACAAGGCGATGTGCTGCTGGCTGACCTGTCTTACTACCAGACCATCACCAAGGCCGGCGGCCTGCAGACCGCCACCTCGATGCACCTGTACTTCGACGCCGATCTGACGGCTTTCAGGACCACCTTCCGCATGGATGGGCAGTCCAAGATCGCCGCCCCCATCAGCCCGGCCAAGGGCGCCACGACGCTGTCGCCCTTTGTGCAGCTCGGCGCCCGTTGATTCCCTCATTTCTAGGAGAACACCATGTTTCCCAACGCCAAGGGCAGTGAACTGCTGTCCATTCTTGCCACCATCGATCCGGCCAGTATCTCAGCCGGCACCGTCACCACCGGCTGGGTATCGGCGGGCAACCATCACAACCTGCTGGCGGTGATCCAGACCGGTGCGCTTGGCACATCCGCCACCTTGGACGCCAAGCTGCAGCAGGCTTCTGACAGCACTGGAGCCGGCGCCAAAGACGTCAGCGGCAAGGCGATCGCCCAAATCGTCAAGGCAACCGGTGACAACAAACAGGCACTGATCAACCTTCGACCCGACGAGCTAGACGTGGCCAACGGCTTTGCCTTTGTGCGGCTGTCGCTGACGGTGGGCACAGCCGCGAGTGTGGCCGGCGCGCAGTTGCTGGGTGTCAATTCACGCTATGCCTCGGCTGATGCCTTCAATCAAGCTGCAGTGGTCCAGATCATCTGAACCATGCCGCTGCAGTTGCTGATTCCGCCCGCCGAGGAGCCTGTGTCGCTTGAGCAGGCCAAGCTCCATCTGCGGGTGGATTTCAGCGATGACGATGTCTTGATATCGGCACTCATCTCGGCAGCGCGCCAGGCGGCTGAGACCATCACGGGGCGCCAACTGGTCACTGCGCGCTGGAAGTACGTGCTCGACGCGTTCCCCGGCCCGAGCCTGATGGGGGTGCCCGCTGGACGGCCGTTCACGCTGCCCGGGCACGCCATCCTGATCCCGAAGGCGCCGGTTCAATCGATCGTCTCGATCGACTACCTGGACATGGGCAGCGTGCTGCGCACGATGCCGGCTGCTAACTACGCCGCTGATCTAGCCTGTGAGCCCGCGCGTATCACGCCGGTGTTTGGACAGATCTGGCCGATCACCCTGCCGCAGATCGCGGCCGTTTCGGTCACTTTCGATGCGGGGTACGGGAATGCCAGCGCTGTACCGGAAGGCATCAAGCGATGGATGCTGATCCGCATGGGCAGCCTGTATCAAAACCGGGAGGAAGTGGCCGCGATGAGCCGAGGCAAGATCGATCCGCTGCCGTTCATCGACGGCTTGCTGGATCCCTATCGGATGGTGGTGGCATGACGCTACAGCGCAGCGGCGAGCTCAATCGCCGCATCACGCTGCAGCAGCGAAGCACCTCGCAGGACAGCTTCGGTGAGCCTGGACAAGGTTGGCAGACCCTCATGACGGTGTGGGCCGGTATCGAGTCGCTGTCTGGGCGAGAGCTCGAGCTCGCACAGAAGATTTCCTCCGAGGTCACGCACCGGATCACGATCCGCTACCAGGGCGCTTTTACTGACACCCGCGTGGCGGCAAGACTAAGGGCGCTCTACAAGAACCGAATTTTCAACATCCAGGCCTCACTCAATGAGGACGAGGCCAATGTGCGGATTCATCTTCTGGCCAGTGAAGGCCTCAACGATGGTCAATAGACCGGGAGCGAGGATCAATGGAGCTGCAACACGTCAAGGGACTGTCGGCCCTGTCGGCGGCACTCAAGGAACTTCCTGACCGCATTGCCCGCAACGCATTGCGGCAAAGTGTGGCCCGAGGGGCCGTGGTGATCCGCGAAGAGGCCAAGACTCGCGCGCCGGTCTCCACCACCCCGCCTGAGCCAGGCGGTCCGCTGCCGGGAACGCTGCGTCGGTCCATCATCATCCAGCACGACCGCAAGCGTTCGAGCTTGACCAGCCAGACCTATGTCGTGGCCGTTCGCCATGGCAAAAAGTACCGCAACCAGGGCAAGAAGGGCAACCGCTCACAGGATGCTTACTACTGGCGCTGGGTGGAGTTCGGCACCGTCAAGATGAGTGCGCGCCCCTTCATGCGTCAGGCCTTCGAGACGCAAAAGGAAGCGGCGGTGCAGGAGATCGCCAGGGTGCTGGCCGAGCGTATCAAGCAGGAGGTGCGGACGCTGCCCGGAGCCACCGGGTGATTCAAGAGCAGTTGCAGGCGGTGCTGGCACCGCTGGTGGCGGGCAAGAGCTTTCCTAACCTGGCCGCGCAGGACACAGTTCCGCCTTACATCGTCTACCAGCGTGTTGTCAGCGTCACCCACAACACCCTGCAAGGCGCAACCGACCTGCAGAACACACGGGTGCAGATCGATGTATATGCCAAGTCCTATGCCAGCGCGCAGCAAGTGGCTGCGGCGGTGCGCTCTGCGATGTCGACGGCTAGCTTTACCAACCTGCAGATCTCGGACCAGGACTTCTATGAGGCTGAAGCGCGACTGCACCGCGTAAGCCTGGACTACTCGATCTGGTCGCGCTGAGCGCCTGACGCCCAGTACGCCCGTTCCCTCTCTTCCGTTCCCTCTTTTCCACTCCCTTTCTCATCCCCGCGCCACCTGTGCTTCGGCCCAGGTGGCTTTCTTTCGTCAACTCAACGGATTAATCATGACTTCCACCGCCATTTCCTCACAAGGCTCAGTCCTGTCGCTGGCCACCGGCTCCGGATCGGCCAAGACCATCAGCGGCGTCACGCTGGGCAACCCCACCATCATCACCGCCACCGGCCACGGCTTCTCAGTGGGTGATGTGATCACGATTGCCAGTGTGGGCGGCGCCACCGCCGTCAACGGTAGCTGGATCATCACCAACAAGACCACCAACACTTTTGCGATCAACCTCGACACCACCGGCGGCTCTGCCTACACCTCTGGTGGCACGGCCACGCCGGTGGCGTGGACCCCGATCGTCAACGTACGCAGCTTCACCGGCTTTGACGGCGCAGCCAACATCATTGACGTCACCAATCTGAGCTCCACCGCTGAAGAAATTCGCCCTGGCATCCCGCGCTTTGGCCAGATCTCCTTTGAGATCGACTGGGACCACGGGGACCCGAGCCACGTGGCCTTGCTCGCCCGCCAGTTGAACCAGGCGCAGAGCGCCTTCAAGCTGGTACTGCCCGACACCCATACCGCCACCTTCAACGGCTACGTGATGAAGGTCCCCATCCAGGGTGGTGTGGACCAAGTCGTGCGCGGCACCGTGGATATGCGCATCACGGGCCCGGTGTCCTGGACCTAAAGGAGTCAGTCAATGGACAAGATCCTCTCCAAGTCCGAGATCCTGGACAGCCATGACATGCGCATCCAGACGGTGGCCGTACCCGAATGGGGCGGCAGCGTGCGCATGCGCTCACTCACCGGCGCAGAGCGTGACACCTTTGAGGCCTCGCTGGTGCGCCAAGTCGATGGCAAGCACCTGCCCGATATGGTCAACCTGCGCGCCAAGCTCCTTGCGGCCACTATCGTGGACGAACAGGATCGCCAGATCTTCACCGCCAGCGACGTGGTGGCGCTCGGCCGCAAGAACGCCGTAGCACTTGACCGCGTCTTCACGGTCGCGCAGCGCTTGAACGGGATGGCAACAGACTCGGTGGAGGAGGCCCTAAAAAACTCCGAGCCCGGCCCGGTCGTCGGTTCTATTTCCGGCTAGCGCTGGCGCTGGGCACCACCGTGGGCCAATTGCTCGAGACGATCAGCAGCGCTGAGCTCACCGAGTGGTTGGCCTACGACCAGATCGAGCCCTTTGGCCCTCAGCGCGAGGACCTGCGCACAGGGCTCATCTGCAGTGCTGTGGTCAACCACAGCACGAGCCCACCGAAGTCCCCGGTCCGGGCCAGCGACTTCATGCTGTTTGCGCAAAGCGAGCGCACTGGCAAGCCCCCTGCTGTGCTGTTGTCTGACCCCGTGGCGCAGTCTGTCCTGATTCGCCAGGCCATCTTTGGCGTGAAGTAGCCCTGACATGTCTCTTGGCACACTCGTTGTCGAGCTCACCGCCAACGTTGCGAAGTTTCAAAGCGACCTCGGCCGCGCCGAGCAGATCGCTCAGAACACAGCGCGGCGGATCGACGCGCAGTTTGGCATCGTCAAGAACGCCCTGGCCACCTTCGGGGTGGGGTTGGCCTCCTTTGCCAGCTTTGATGCGCTGGCGGGCAAGATCGACTCCGTCATCCGTTCCGCTGCCGGCCTTCAGCAACTGTCTGAGCGAACCGGCGCGACGGTCGAGAACCTCTCGGCTTTGGCGGGCGTGGCCAAGCTCTCCGGCACAGACACCGAGCAACTCGCAGGCGGCCTGCAAAAGCTCTCGCGCGCCATGGTCGACGCCCAACAAGGCGGCACCAAGACCTCGGCAGCTTTTGCTGCCGTGGGGATCAGCACCAAGGATCTGGCCTCCAAGCGCCCGGACGAAGTCTTCATCCGCCTGGCCACGGAATTGGCCAAGTACCAGGACGGGGCCAGCAAGACCGCGCTGGCGCAGGAATTACTGGGCAAATCCGGCGCCAACCTACTGCCCGTGATGAAAGATCTGGCCGAGGTGGGAGACCTCCAGGTCAAGGTCACCGGCGAGCAGGCGCAGATGGCCGATGAGTACGAGAAGAACCTCGTTCGGCTGAAGGCTTCCACAGATGCCATCTTCAAGAAGATCGGGCTTGAGTTGGTGCCCGTACTCAACGCCTTCACCAAGGCCATTCTTGACAGCCAGAACGCCAACGATGGCTTGAGGGCCTCGGTCGACGGTTTGGCCAAAGACGGATCGATCCGAGGCTGGGCTGAGAGTGCAGCCATCGGCGTGGCGTACTTCATCGATGTCGCCAGTATCGTCCCCGACATCCTCAACATCGTCGGCAAGACCATTGCGGCTGCGGCAGCCCAGTTTATGGGGCTCATCGACGTTGCCACGGGCGCGGGGCAGGCGCTTTCGGGGGAGTTCACCAAAGGCCTGCAGACCGCGCAGGCGGGGCTTTCCCAGATCAAGGGTGTCGGTGACCTGTGGGTCAAGGACATGCAGGAGATCTGGAACCGCCCCCTGTTCTCAGATCGGCTCAAAAAGCAGCTCGAAGAAGCCTACAAAGCAGGGGTCGCGCCTCCACGCCTTACACCGCCGAACCTGAACCTGGGCGGCGACACTGAATTGCTCAAGAAGCAGCTCGATGGGCAACTCAAGCTCCTGGAGCGCCAGGTTCAGCAAGAGCAGCGCCTGCTGCAGCAGCGTGAGCAGCTCTTGGGTCGCTTCTATGGCGAAGACTTGGTTTCCATCGCGGACTATTACGCCGCACGCCAAGCGGCAGCCGATGAGCAGCTAAACCGCATCCAAGCCCTCTATGACCGAGAGATCGAGGCGCTCAAGGCTTACCAAGCCAAGCTCAGCGACGCCAAGGCACGCCAGGAGGCTGCAAACCGCATCGAAGACGTCCAGGAGCGCTCGCGCCAACTGACCTCCGACGCTCAAGCCAAGTCACTCTTGCTGACGCTTGACCAGGCCAAGGCGACAAGGACCTACCAGGATGAGGTCGAGCGCCTGAACATCCGGCTGCTAGAGATGCAGGGCCTTCTGGCCCAAGCCGGCAAGCGCCACTCTGGACTCCAGGACCGGCAGTTGCGCATGCGGCTGACGGTAGAGGGCAATACACAGGGGCTGGCCACACTCGACGAGCTGCAAAAGCTTCAAAACGCTCGGTCGAGCCTGAACGAGCTCAATCTGAAGTCCTCGCTCATCGAGGAGCAGCTCAGTGTGGCCGAGTCGCGTGTGGCTGCGCAGCGTCAGTCCGGGGCTACGACTGAGCTCGAGTCGCTGGCTCAGTTGTCCGCTGCACGAAGCCGTGCCGTGGTTCAGCTCACCGAGATCGCCGACCAGATGGCCGCTGTAGCCCAGGCTTCGGGTGACACCCGCATGCTGGCCAATGTGGAGGCGTTTAAGGCCCGAATCGAGCAGCTCGCAGCCTCCACCGATTTGCTCGGAACCAAGTTCCGCCTCATCTTTGAGGACAACCTCACCACGTTCTTCACCGACTTGATCAGTGGCGCCAAGTCCTTCAAGGGAGCGTTCCTGGACATGGCTCGGGGGATTGAGCAAGCCATCACGCGGATCGTGGCGCAAAACCTTGCGCAGAGCCTTGCCAAGAGCTTGTTTGAATCCACAGGAGTCTTTGGGGGGAACTTCGGCGGCGGTTTCACCGGTTTTGTGGGCAGCATTTTTTCTGGGCTGTTTGGCTCCGGCTCTGGCACGACCCCAGCAACGGGATCACTGCCTGGCCGTGCCACAGGCGGTGATGTGCACTCGAATCAAGCCTACTGGGTCGGTGAACGTGGCCCAGAGGTTTTCGTGCCCAAGTCGGCCGGGTTCATCGTGCCCAACGACCGCCTGACGCGCTCGCCTATGGCCGGCGCCGCTGCGGCTGGATCAAACGCTCCTGGCATGTTGGACAGACTCGGGTTGCCTCGCCTCTTGGAGTTCGCAGCTATGGCGCGAACGACTTCCCTGCACCCGGCAGCCTTGGGTTGGGCACTGCCTGCGCGCGCCGCAGGCGGGCCCGTTGCGGCCAACCAGGCCTACCTGGTAGGCGAGCGTGGCCCGGAGGTGTTCATGTCGGCGTCCATGGCTTCAGCAGGGTCCGCATCCAGGGCCTCACACAACAGCATTGTCATTCACAACACCTTTGCCGCCGGCACCGACCTGCGCACCATCGACCAGGCAGCCACGCAAATTGGCCTGCGCGTGCAGCGCGCCTTGCGGCGCAACTGATCGGGAAGCACTGAATGGCCTTCATTGAGACCCCGCGCTTTCCTGAGGCAATCTCCTACCGCTCCACGGGTGGGCCGGTTTGGAAAACGCAGGTGGTGCAGACCGCCAGTGGCCGCGAGCAGCGCAACCAGACCTGGTCAGAGTCCCTGCGCCGCTGGGATGCGCTGAATGGCGCGCGCAGTGACGCCGATTTGGACCAGCTGCAGGCGTGGTTTCAGGTGACCGCGGGTATGGCCAACGGCTTTCGGTGGAAGGACTGGAAGGACTACACCGCGACCAGCTCCAACGGCAGCGGCATCATCAACACGACGGGCCTGGGCAACGGCACCGCTACGGGGCAGCTTTACAAACGCTACGCCGTGGGCAGCAACACCGCGCTGCGCAAGATCGCCAAGCCCGTGGCAGGCACCGTGCAGGTGTTCAAGAACGGCGTCTTGGTCGCCAACGGCAGCGGCTCCGGCCAGTGTCTGGTCAACAGCACCACGGGGGTGGTGACCTTCTATGGCACGGCGCCAACCGTCAGCGACACGCTGACTTGGACGGGCGAGTTTGACGTGCCGGTGCGCTTCGATACGGACACCTTCAACGCCTCCTACGACGACTACAACGCCAGCAGCGTCACGCTGCCGGTGGTGGAGATTCGGCTATGAGGACGATCTCCACCGCCCTGACAAACCACCTCGCCGGTGAAGTGCTGACCGTGGCCACGCTTTGGAAGATCGTGCGCACCGATGGCCAGGCCTTTGGCTTTACCGATCACGACCAGGATCTGACCGTTGGGGGCGTGACCTACGCCAGCACCGGCGGCCACACCTCGTCGGCCATCGTCTGGTCGGACGACCTGTCGATCAGCAACCAAGAGGTCACGGCGGTCTTCGACAGTTCAGCCATCGACGCCCAGGACGTGGCGGCGGGGCTGTGGGACTACGCCGCGGTCACCCTGTACCTGGTGAACTACGCCGACGTCAGCATGGGCGTGTTGCCGCTGACCACCGGTGTGCTCGGGCAGTTCGTGACCAAGCGCAGCCAGTTCGTGGCCGAGCTGCGGGGCCTCGCGCAACTCCTGTCGCAGGAGATCGGCGCACTGTATTCGGCGACCTGCCGCGCACAGTTGGGCGACGCCCGCTGCAAGGTGAACCTTGCGCCGATCACTTTCACCGGAACGGTCACAGGCGTCACAGGTCCTCGCGTGTTTGCCGATACGTCGCTCACGCAGGTGGGCCCAAGCCTGGCGTATTCCGCAGCACCCGCATCGATTCCCTCGGGTGGGCCGTTTCAGCTCACAGCCCTGGCTCCACAAGGCGGCAGTTGGGTGTCCGATCTCGGCGTCACTTCAACGCAGACGGGTGCAGCCTTCACCGCGGTGACCGGAAGCAGCGGCAGCCCTGGCAAGGGCCAATACAGCGTGACAGCAGGTGTCTACACCTTCTCGGTACTGGATGCGGGCGCCCAAGTGGTCCTGAAGTTCAACTACGCGCAGGGCTATTTCTCCTACGGTCTGGTGACTTGGCTGACGGGTACGAACGCTGGATACAAGATGGATGTGCGCCAGTTCTCGCCGGGCCTGGTGACATTGGCCCTACCAATGCCCAACCCGATCACGGTAGGAGATACCTATTCGATCGTGGCCGGTTGCGACAAGACCGCGGCCACCTGCCAAGGTCGATACAGCAACTTCATCAACTTCCGCGGCGAGCCTTTCATTCCCGGCACCGACGCGATCCTTCGACCGCAAACGAAATGAAGGTCGCTGGATTGGATGTGGTGCGCGCGGCTCGCACTTGGTTAGGCACGCCCTATCACCACCAAGGGCGGCTCAAAGGCGTGGGGGTGGACTGCGCCGGCTTGATCATCGGCGTAGCGCACGAGTTGGATCTGTCTGCCTTCGACGTTCAGGGCTATGCGGCCCGCCCTAACGGCGACTCGCTGCGGCAGCTTTGCGAGGAGCAGATGCGGTTGGTGATGCTCGACGAAGCCCGCCCTGGTGATGTGTTGCTGTTTCGCTTTGATGCGCACCCCGGCCACTTGGGCTTCTTGGCATCGACTGGCCAGGGATTCACGCTGCTGCATGCCTACTTGCCGCGTCGCAAAGTTGTTGAACACGGGCTCGATGCAAGTTGGTGGTCGCAGCTTGCGGGCTGCTACCGCTTGCCCGGGGTGGCCTGATGGCACAGCTCGCGGTATCGGTCGCGGGTGCCGCGATCGGATTCGCCATCGGCGGTCCAGCCGGTGCGCAATGGGGATGGCTGGCCGGCAGCATGCTCGGATCCGTCCTGTTCCCGCCCCACATGGAAGGCCCGCACATGGCCGACCTGCGGGTGCAAAACAGCGCCTACGGCCAGCCTATCCCGGTGGCTTACGGGACGTTTCGGATGGCGGGCAACGTCATCTGGGCTGCCCCGCCGGTGGAGCACTCCACCACCAGTGGCGGCAAGGGCGGACCGAGCCAAACCACCTACAGCTACTCCGAGTCCTTTGCGGTCGGCTTGTGCGAAGGACCGATCACCGGTGTGCGTCGCATCTGGGCCAACAGCAAGCTGATCTATGACGTCAGCCCCGGAGCGACGGCAGCGACGGTGTCGGCCAGCGCAACGGCAGCCGCACAGATCCGCATCTACCTGGGCACCGAGACTCAGGGGGCCGATCCGACCATGGAGTCCTATCTTGGCGTGGGCAAGGTCCCGGGCTATCGAGGCTTGGCCTATGTGGTCTTCACCGACTTCGATCTATCTCCATACGGCAACTACCTGCCTGCGCTTTCCTTTGAGGTGGTGGCCGCCAATGCATCGACCAGTTGGACGCAGCAGTTGCTCTCCAGTTGGGGCCATTCCACGACGCTGGGGACATTCTTCTCTGCGCCGCACCTCGATCCAGCGGCCACACACGTCTTGGCTTGGGGCTACTACTTCGGGTTTGATGGGGTCAAGCTCGCCACGTTGACGCCCTACGCCGCCACATCGGACGGCGACCTCAATATCAGCTCGCCCGGGTCTTTTCCGGCGCTTGGACGCAGCGACGTGCCCGGTGCGTTTCTGGCCGGATCCACCACGAATATGGCGTGGCTGGACGGAACCACGGGGCAACTGACCCAACTGACTATCCCCGGCTTGCCTTTTGCTGGTAACGGCACCTCCTTCATCAAGGAAGGCCACGTGTTCTGGGCGACGGCCTACTACGGAGGCAGTCCGTACAAGCTGTACCGGGCCGAACTCGGAGGAACCGGGCTGACCATGACCTCGCAAAGCGGCTCGTGGTCCGTGCTGGGTGTCTCCAGCAGCTACGTCTATGTGGCCGACTACATGTCAGGCGATGTGCTGCGGTTTGACAAGACCACCTTATCCCTCGTTGACACCAAATCCAGCGGGTATTCGGGCATCAAGCTGGGGCATGTGATTGATGACGGGCTGATTTACCTCTCCATCAACGGCGTGGGCATCGCACGGCTGGACTGGACGACCGGCATCACGACCTTTCTATTTGCCTTCCCGGGCCTGTTTTCCCCGCACTCCATGCAAGTGGTCAACGAGTCCACCATCATGTACACGCAGATCACGGGGCTGGACAGCATCTCCCTCTACATCGCCCACGCAGCTTTACCGGCGGTCGGCATGCCGCTGTCGGGCATTGTGAGCGACATCTGTGCTCGCGCCGGACTGTCAGCAAGCCAGATTGATGTCTCGACGCTGGGAGACACCGTCCAGGGCTATGCGCTGACGAACCGGTCGGCGGCCAAGAGCAACCTGCAGCCCCTGATGGCGGCGTACTTCTTCGATGCCTGCGACACCAATGCCAAGCTGAAGTTCATCAAGCGGGGTACGAGCGCCGCGCTGACCATTCCCGCGGCCGACCTTGGCGCTTCAGACTCCAAAACTGCGGAGGAGAGCGTCAACCCGCTGGTCGGCCAGCGCACGCAGGAGACCGAACTGCCGCAGCTTGTCGAGATGACCTATCTCGGCGCGCAGAACGATTACGACAACGCCACCCAGCGCGCGTTGCGCATGGTGACCTCGTCGCTTCACAAGCAGACCACGCAACTGCCGGTGGTGCTTCGCGATGACGAGGCCCGCGCTCGGTGCGAGACCATGCTGTGGTCGCAGTGGATCGCGCGCACAAGCTACACCTTCGCCACGACGCTGGCCTATCTGAAGTGCGAGCCGTCGGATGTGGTCGTGGTGGTCGACCCCGACACCAATCAGAGCTACACCGTGCGGCTGACGAGCTGCCAGAGCAACGGCAAGGGTCAACTCTTGTGGAATGGGGTGAGCGAGGACCCGACGCTGTATGTCAGCACCTCGCCTGCCGTGGGCGGCACGGCAGCCGGCTACATCAGCCCCACCATCAGCTATGCCGGTCCGACCAAGTTGGTGGTGATCGATTCGCCACCGCTGCGCGACGGGGACAGCAGCCAGGCGCTCTACCTGGGAGTCTGCGGGTATGACGCCTCTTGGCCGGGGGCCCAGATCGCGCTGTCTCGCGACGGTGTGACCTTCAGTGCGGTCACGACGCTGACCCAGGCGGCGACCATTGGCTTCACCCAAACCTTGCTGCCCTCATTCAGCGGCGCCAACGCGGTTGATGAGACCAGCACCGTCACCGTCAATCTGGTCAGCGGCACCCTGGCCGGCACCGACAACGCGGGCTTACTCGCGGGCGTCAATGCCGCGCTGATCGGGCAGGAACTGGTCTATTTCCGGGATGCGACGCTGATCGCAGCCAACACCTATCGGCTCGGTGGCTTCCTAAGAGCACGCCAGGGGACCGAATGGGCCATGAGCGGCCACACCAGCAGCGATGTGTTCGTGCTACTTAGCGCCAGCAGTCTGTACCGGCTACCGCTGCAGATCGCAGACCTCGGCTCGACCATGAAATTCCTGGGCACCACGCTGGGGCAGACGGTCAACACCAGCAATGCGGTGTCGGTGTCCGTCGCCGAAGCCTGTGTGCGACCGCTGGCGCCCTCCGCCTTGACGGCCATCTCAGGCTCCAACGCAGACCCCACCGACATCACGGTGAACTGGATCCGGCGCGCCCGGATCAACGCCGCCTGGCTCAACGGCACCGACGTGCCGCTCGATGAAAGCACCGAGTCCTACCGGCTGCAGGTGCGGAGCGGCTCCACGGTGGTGCGCACCGTCACGGTCACCGCTTCACAAAGCTGGGTCTATTCCGCGGCATCCATCAGCGCCGATGGCTTCAGCAGCGGTCAAACCATCGGCTTCACCGTGGCCCAAAACAGCGATCAGGGCGTGCTCGGCCATCTGGCCAGCACCAGCATCCTCAGGTAACCCATTTTGGTGACCCATGTCCAACAGCACCTCCCTTCTCGACACCATCGCCACCAACCAGAGCAGCAAAGAAGTCACGGCCAATGCGCTGTTTGATGCGGCCAGCGTGGCCACGCTGTGGGGTCGGCGGGCAAGCACGACTACCGGCTTGACCTGGGGCTACTACGGTGGCTGGTTCAACGGCCAGATCAGTAACGGCACGGTGAGCCTGACCGCCAGCAGCACCAACTACCTGATGGCCGATGCCAGTACTGGCGCGGTGACGGTGAACACCAGCGGTTTTACGGCTGGCAAGATTCCCCTGTACCAGGTGATGACGGGATCGACCACGGTCACCAGCTACACCGATCGGCGCTCCTACGCACCTCAGGCGTTGGCAGGCGGTGGGGTCACAAGCGTCAATGGCTTGACCGGCGCGGTGAGCCTGACCACTGACAACATCGGTCAGGGCAGCACCAACCTGTACTTCAGCAACGCGCTGGCGCGCGGGGCGATTTCTGCCAGTGGCTCGCTGGCCTACAACGCCAGTACCGGCGTTATGAGCTTCACCGATGCCGTCACCTCGGTGGCCGGCAAGACCGGAGCCGTGACTCTCAGCACCGGGGACGTCAGTGGCCTAGGCACGGTGGCCACATTGGCCAGCGACACCGACGGCACCCTCGCCGCCAACAGTGACAGCCGGGTCGCCACCCAAAAGGCTACCAAGGCCTACGTGGACTCCAAGACCGGGGGCGCACAGCCCTACGACCTGCTGATGTTCTTCCCTGGTACGCCCACCGGCAGCCAGGTGATGGGCCGCATCATCATCCCGCGTGCAGTGAGCTTGCCGGCCAGCCTAACGGGCTCCTACAGCTCTTCCATCGCCGCAGCCACAGGCAGCACGACGCTGACCCTTGCCAAGAACGGCACCTCGATTGGCAGCGTGAACTTTGCGGCCGGAGCCACCAGCGCCACTTTCACCTTTGCCAGCGCAGTGAGCTTGGCCGCTGGCGATGTGCTGACCCTGACCAATCAAGCCACCGCCGACGCCACGCTGGCCAACGTCTCGGTCAGCCTTGTGGGCACCCGATAAACAACCTCTGGAGCGATGAATGACGTTTCGATTCTGTGATGGCTTTGACAGCTACACCGCTACCGCGCAGGTGACCAGCAAGTGGTCCAGCGGCAGCAGCTTTACGTTCGCATCAACTGCCGGAAAGTTTGGAGGAGGTGCTCTGACCAACAGCAGTTCCCCCTATAGCTTCCAGGTGGTCAAAGGCGTATCCATACCCAGCGGAGCCAAGGTACGCGTGGGGTTCTATTTGAAGTACAGCAGTGGCACAACTGCTGGCGGTACTTCTGCCGGCTACTACAACGTCGGTTTCAACAACAACTCAGCGCTGTCTTTGACCCCGTTGGGGCAACTGGCGGTAGTGAACTACGGCGGAAGCACGCCCTGCATCACATCGTCCGCCTTTGTGAATGACGGCAACTTTCACTGGGTGGAGTTGGAGTACTACCTCAACGGATCGAGCAGTACGGCCCAGCTCTACATCGATGGCATCTCACAAGGCAGCTACACAGGCTTCTTTGCCTCTGCCCAAGCGATCATATCGGTCACCGTCGCCCTCGGATACACCTTCAGCGGCACGGGATGGATCGACGATGTCATCGTGTGGGATGACCAGGGCAGCAACTTCAACACGTTTCCCATCGGTCCGCGTCGTATCAGCACCTTGGTGCCGAACGCTGATGGTGACCTTGCCCAGTTCACGCCTAAGACCGGAACCTCGCATTACGCGATGGTCAACGGAGGTTTTGCCTCCACCAACTATGTCAGCGACTCCGGCACCGGCAATGTGGACCTGTACAAATTCCCCGCGCTGCCGTACTCACCCACAAGCATCAATGCGGTGGTCGGCAACTATTTCGCCCAGAACACCGGCTCGGGCACGACCAGCCTGATACCCAAGCTCAAGACCTCAGGCACCACGGTATCGGGCGCAACCCAAACCCTTACGGTAGGCATCAATTCGCTGTACCAGGCCGCGTTTCTGACCGATGCGGGTGGCAGCAGTTGGTCGGCGACGTCGGTCAATGCAATGCAATTGGGCATGGGCGACTGACGTGACGGTCCAGTACACCTACCTTTTCGGGGAAACGGTTGCCGATTGGACTGATGCGCCGACAGCGGCCCAGATCAGCTCACTCAATACTGAAGTCATCGGGCCTTGGACTGACGCAGCCATCGCGTCGCGAGTTACCGCGCTGGCCGCGGAGGTCCTTGGCCCTGTGGGCGAAGGCACCAACACAACGGCAGCCAGCGTGTTTGTGGAGGTGATTCACGACGTGAAGGCGCTGGCTACGTCGTCTGTCCCCATCCTGATGGCTTGCACCTAACACCGCAGGCAGTTTCAACAAGCTCGCCCTGGCATATGCCTCGACGGGCCTTCTTGTTTTGGAGGTTTTGATGTCAGATTTTTCCGATGCTGTGTCAGAAATTGGGAAGGGCAGCGTCCTGTCCCTTCGAGCCGAAGACCTCAATGAATTGCTTACACGGGCAGCCGAGCGCGGCGCTGAAAGAGCGTTGGCCAGCCTCGGCCTCGAGAACGGGCACGCGGCCGCAGACATCCGAGATCTGCGCGGTCTGATGGAGGCCTGGCGAGATGCTCGGCGCACGGCCTGGCAAACCGTGATTCGGGTGGTCACGACCGGGCTTCTTGCGCTGCTGCTAGTCGGCGCGGCCATCAAGTTCAAGTTGATGGGAGGCTCGCAATGAACTTCGAACAGTGCTTTACCGCATTGCTGACCCACGAGGGTGATTACGCGGATCTGAAGAACGACCGTCGCGGCGAGACCCGGTTCGGTGTCACCGAGGCTGTGGCGCGCGGCGCCGGATACACCGGCGACATGCGCGACCTGCCAATCAGTCTTGCCAAGACCATCTACCGGTCGTTGTACTGGGACGCAGTGCGCGGCGATGAACTGCCCGACGGAATCCGGTACTTCGTCTTTGACGCTGCCGCCGCTTCCGGGGTTCGGCAGTCGGTCCTCTGGCTGCAGCGAGCCCTGGGAGTTGCGGCAGACGGAATCCTGGGGCCAGTCACGCTGGCAGCCGCCCACGCGGCCAACCCGGACAAGTTGAAGGCGCTCCTACTGTCCCAGCGACTTCGCTTCATGGCTGGACTGTCGAACTGGCCGTCGTTCTCGCGGGGCTGGAGCCGCCGCGTTGCAGATCTATTGGAGGCGTAGATGGCAATCGATCCCGTCACCGCGCTGCTAGACATCGGCGGCAAGGTCATCGACCGTCTGTGGCCCGACCCAGTACAAGCCGCGCAGGCCAAGTTGGAGTTGATCAAGCTGCAGCAGTCGGGCGAGCTGACCCAGATCGCTGGTCAGTTGGAGATCAACAAGGCCGAGGCCAGCAATGCCAACCCGTTCACCTCAGGGTGGAGGCCGTTCATCGGCTGGGTGTGCGGCGCGGGCTTTGCGCTGCAGTTCGTGATCGGGCCGCTAGGGGAGTGGGTCTCGATGCTGCTGGGCCACCCAGTGAAGTTCCCCCAGATGGAC